TCTTCTACAGTTGCAAGACGCTTTAATACGCTCAAATTTGCTATGTTATCCATAAGTTCAGGCTGTGCATAAAGTTCAGGTTCAAGAGAAGTACCCTGAATGCCTTTTTCAGGATCAGCTGCAACAATTCCATCAAGGTTAAGACCGTTAACAAGAACATGACGAGGATCTTTACCATAATTATTTGCAGCCCACATAGTTAGTGCATCTCGACCGCCCTGAGAAGCACAATAGCGGATGTTGTCATATCCTTTTCGACTTGCTGTTGATCCAATCTGAACAATGCTCTTAAGCATCTCATCATTTCCATACTTCTCAAGTACATTGATATAACCCATAAGATTAACATTCAAAGCTAGCTTCTGTGGAGTTACAATACCAGCGTTGTTAACAATATATGTAATATCAGTGACATCGGGTAATTCATGAGAATTGCTTACATCACATTTGTAATGAGTATAAGAAGTTGAATCAATTGTGGAGTCCTTCCAATCAAGTCCAACTACCTGAAAACCTTCATTAATAAACTTAATAGCTGCTGCACGACCGACACCACAACTTGTACCAGTAATGAGCACTTTACCACGATAACATTCCATAATAGTCACCTCTTACCACAGCTCAACTTTCGTCTTTGGAACAATGGGCTTCATATTACGAATTCTTTCCATCCAGATTTCAGTGTCCTCAATATTAAATCTCGCACGAGCATAACAGTTTGTAGAAAGAACATTACCTGGATCGTATGTAACCTTATCCTTACCATCAAATGTGAGATGATGTTCACCAAAGGTCCACGTGCCTTTAAATCCATCAACTACTTCATCTTCATCAGTATCCATGAGTTCAACTTTATCAAGTTTGAATTCATCAACAGCATTGCCATGAATAAGAAGAATGGTCTGATCATTATCTTTTCTCACTACATAATCGGTTTCATCAATTGTAAATTCAATCTGATTTACATCTGTCACTCGATAGTTAGCTTCAAGAGGATTTACAAGATAGCCTCTTTCACGGATTATATCTTCAACAGCCTTCTGAAAACCTAAAGAACGCTCTCCGTAATAATTACCACAAAGTTTTTCACGCTGAACATCACTAATATAGATTGTCTTGTCTTCAATCGCAACCATTCCGTAAGCAGCACGTTTAACCCAAGAGGTTGCATCAGTTGAATAAACATCTATGTGTTCAAGTACAGAACGAACACCAACACCAAATGCGTGAGTCTTGATTTCAGGATTGCTACTCTCAGAAATAATTTTCATGGCATCCTGACCCCATGCAATTCTTACCTTCTTTGTACCCTCCAAAGAAATAGCAAGACCCATATAGGCAACTTTTGACCCGTCTGGATGAACATGTTCGAGATACTTCTTGAGCCACTTCCAATCCTCACCATAGTGGAAAACAGGAATTAACTTATGACGAAGTTCAGGTTTAAGTTTTTCCCACATGTAAAGATAGTTCTTCCATGTTTTTTCGGCAAACGACTGATCCACATCATCAGGATTTGGGACGGAGTCAACTCCAACAAAGCATTCGAGTCCGTCACCCCACTCATTAAGGAACTCAAGATATGTATCAGTGTAAGCGTACATGTCTTCATCAGTTAGAACAATGCCCTTCTTCTTGGAGTTCTGATAATGAGTAAATGCACCAGAATCGCACATTATTTTCGCAGTATATTCTGGATGTTCTCGTTTATATTTGATGGTGTCAATAATTAAATTTTTTTCGTGATAAACCGTAAACAGCTGGTCACAATTCATTTCACGCTTTAGCGTTGGATGATATGCACCAGAGTAATAATATACTTGACAACTCAATTATACATTAACCTCACTTTCTTTATTTGTATTATTTACAATTATATTATAATATGGTTCGTTGATTTAATCAACTTAATTTTCCCAAACATATGTGGCTTGGCCCGCATCATAAATCTCAACAAATCCATGTTTCAGCATCAATTCGTCATTACGAGTGCCTTTACCATAACAACCAAATTCTTTACCAAGCAATTGGTCAAATCCTCGCTGACGAAGTAAATTATCAGTTATATGACGAGCATCTTTTGGATGAGCCCAGTGTTTACTTATGGATGAATCTTTGTATGTAAACCCCAGTTTTTCATATGTTTTGCCTTCAAACTTTGATTCGTCACAATAACTAACTATGCTTTTTGGCCGATATGTTTTTACAAAATAGCTGAACAATTTTTCTGCTCCACCAATAACATTATAAATTGAACAGTATCGAATAAGTTCATACTCATATCTTTGATTGTATCGAGGTTTTCCAAATGTCATAACTGATACAAGCTCATCGTTATAAAATAATCCGATATCGATTGAACTCTGTGCATAGCCCTGCAGATGATTGTTAATTAAAAATTGTTTTGTTGTAGTTTTATCAATAGAACTGATTGTACATTTACGAGCGTAGATGGTCAGCCTTGGAAGCAAAAGTTTGATAATCGATGAAAATTTGTCCCAATCCCAAATATGAATACACCTGTAACCATGAGCTTTTGCAGTGTCGCTTTTTCTTTTGTGATATTCTTTTTGTAGCGGATCACCGCCATGTGGATTCCATGTAGAATTATGAGTTGGAATCGGATCAATTTCAATTAACACATTTCCAATCTTAAAATCATAACTATAATTTTCAAGTCTAAATTCCCGCTGAATTTGATCCTCTGAAAATACCTTAAGAAGTTCATTATTAAATGCACAATTTGGACCACTGTTTTTACCACCAGCAGATGTACGTGCTTCATCACGCATACATGGCCATGGAACTCCATATTTTTCGAGACAATTGTCGCTTAACTGTTGTTTTATATGAGGCGCTTGCATTGGATTCTTTACACCATATTTTTCCATGCAAGTGGCTTCACATTGCTTATTGAACATAGGTGACTTTGCAAAATTATCAACACCATATTTTTCAGTGCTTGTTTTCCGTTGCTCAGCAACCATGTGCTCAACATACGCTTCATGAGAACCAAAAGTATGTGTATGTACAATTCGAAGTTCTTCAGCCTGAGTTCTTTTTGGTAAGTTTAACTCTTCGATGACCATACTCACAATTCGATCACTTGTGCGAAAAAAGTTTTTTGTTTCAAATCGTGTATGTGGCTCAAGATAATAATCAGCAACAGCTTGTTTCCACTCAATACATCTATTTCTGTAATGTGGTACATATTCTCGAGTTTTAACAAGATTAGCTTCATACAGTATTTGATACGCTATATCTGGGTGCATATCAAATGACTGTGCAAACTGTTTTGGATTGTTACCCAATAGATATTGTTCAATAACAAGTTGTCTTATATCTGTTGTTATATCTTTATAACTTAGCATTGTAGTTGCTCCATTTATATATTTATATAATGAAACTATTAGAAGATCAACTTATTTGTTTAATTGTTTATTTTCTGTTTTTTCAGCTACATGCTGTTCAATAAGTTTTTTTACATAGTTCGAAATTGAGCGATCTTCCTTGTCGGCAAGAGCCTTAAGTTGTTCATACAATTCAATAGGTATGTATGTCTGAACAACCATCTTATCTTTATAGATCATTTGATTTTCTCCTTCACTTATATTATACAATGTTAATAATTTTATTTTAATAAAAATATTATCAAATAATTACGAGCATAATATTTTCAATTATGCCCGCTTTTGAATTATTTGTGTTTCATACATACAATTATATAGTAAATATTGACAAATACTAATACACCGTTTAACAAGATCATACCAGCTCCAAGTGAACCGAGTAACACACCATAAACAACTGATACAACACTACCAATAAGATTAAACCACCTCATAAGTAGCGCTCCTCGCTTAGTACGTGTGTTAAAACACATAGAAACAAGAACTATCAAACTGGCCAATAGCCCAATGAGGGCTATTGGATCAGTTACTAAATTTATAAAATATTCAGTCATTTAATTGGGTCTCCTGTAGGAACTTTTACAAAGTCAAGATATTCTTTACCAATACCTTCCTTGTCCCACTTTTTGCAAATCTTGTATCCAATAGGTGAAAAAATTGCTTCACAAAAAAGCTCTACAACACAACCAGCTACAGAACACATTACACACTGTAATGCACTCCATCCAAAAAGTGTGTATGAAACAATAAATGCGAATAGCAAGTTATCAATAAACTGACCTAGTAAAGTTGATACATAACTTCTACATATGTAAGCACTAATACCATCTGGGTTCTTTTTGAATATTTTACCAATTCCATAATTTGCAAAAATATTAATGATTCCGCTTACCAAAAATGCAATAGTTGAACCAAATAAGACAAACGGTGTGCCACGCATTGTTAGATTTAATCCATCATTTACTACATCAACCATTCCAAGATCGTAATAAGCACCCCAAGTGCCAGTAAATGTTGACCCAAGAGCAAGTAAACCTGCCATCAACAAGTTACACAACATCGCTACGATTGTAACAATCGTTGCTGCCTTAGGCCCAAATCGTTTTGTGATTATGTCCATGCACAAAAATGCAAGCCACGAAACAATAATTGCACAATCAAGGGCAAGCCACTGTTCTCCATTGGCTGTATATGACCATGAGCCAAGTTCGATACTTTTATTTGCAAGCAGATTCATTGCAATGAGAGCAATCACAAACCCAACAACTACAACTGATGGAATGCTTCTTAATAATATTTTTATTTCCGTCCACTGATTTTTAATCCAAGTTTTCAATTTCTTTTACCTCATGTTTTATTGTTTATTAATTTATTTAACGTTGGTTGTGATGGATTGAAGAATTAAACACCACATTCAACGGGTTGTTGAAGTTACATTAATCCTCATAGTTAAGCAAATCAATTACCTGATCATGTGTTAACTCTGGATTTTCATCAATTGTTGTTATGATGAACGATTCAAGATCAACATCTTTATCTTGTGCTTTCTTCCAGTTTTCCTGAAGTTTATGTGCTACCTCATCCTCATACCATGAGTAGGTAATTGTAGGGTCACACTTAAATGGAACAGTTAAATCATTTTCAACACATGTCTTCATCAAGTAACAAAGACGATCGGCAACTTTATCCGCATTGTACTCAGGACATTCACCAATTAGCTCATCATGTACGCAGATTAGCATTTTGAATCCGAGGTCTTTAAGTTCTTGGTCGTTATTTACACGAGCCATAGCAATTTTTGTCATGCTCGAAGCGCCACCCTGGATACGAGCATTTACACACTGACGTTCAGCCTGTGCAATAAAACCACCATTTTCATGAATTTCAATACCCTTTGTAAGAGCTTCAGCTTTTATAGCTTCTATTTCTTTACGACCGCGAGCTGCAAGAGCTTTCTCTCGATAAGTATCAATATCTGATTTCGTACTTCCACTATATTTACCTGTTGAACCAAGAAGCGGATTAAAGTCAGCGGGTACAACAACTTTTGATTTATCAGTATATTTTACATCAATTAATGGTCTAAGAATGTCTGGTAAACGTCTTCTTCTACCCCAATGATCTTCAACATATCCAAGTCGCTTTGCATCTGCTTGAGTTTTATCAATCCAATCTTTAACACGTGGATAGTTTGAAAAGAAGTTATCAATAATCTTTTGAGCTTCCGGAACTGTTGAACCAATTTGTTCTGCAATTGACGGAGCACCGCGTCCATACATTAGCATATTCACTGATGCGTTTCCACATCATATAGACTATCTCTTCAATCAACGATGCTATTCATTGATTGTTGCGCGCTTGGGGGATGTACTCATCTCATCCTCTACACCCCTACATTCATCGGGGTTAGTCGTTACACTAGTTAAAAACTTCCAATTATATCCGTAAGCAACCTTACCTGTTCTACACGCTGACCTGATTGTGTCAGTTGCATAACGAGCTGTAGTTGCACCTATTGACAATAAATACTTCTGAGCAAGCGATAGTGCACCAAATATTTGGAGTACTTTACCTGTTGAAGTATCCAGCATCGCTACTGGAGTACCTCTCTGCAAAACCATGTTTAGTTTTGTCTGTTCAGAAGCAGTTTGTCCCACTCTGTAGTCTGAGATTTTCTTGCGTGTCTCATCAGTATGTGTTTTTCCATGAAATGTACCACTGTGCGTTTTGTAATACTCTTTTTGACTTTTTGATATATTTTCACGCCACTGTGACTGTCTCCGTTTTTCATAGTAACCAGAATCTCTTTTCTTACGTTCTGCTTGTTCAATGAGTTCCGGAGTCCAATAACTTGGTCGACATTTTAATGTGTTTGATATTTTCTGCTTTGTTTCTTCAGTGTGTCTAAACCCGTGAACACCCTGACCACCACGAGTCATGTTGTAGCCATGACCATCAATGTAGAATGTATGCAGTTTGTCGATCCATAATACTTCGAGTCTATCAATGTCATATTCTGGAATGTTATGAATAATACGTTTAACTTCAAACGCATCAACACCATAACCTTTAATTGCAGAATGAAACACACATTGATGACCTTCACCACGCAATGCTTCTTGCCAATGGTCGCGCCATCTTGATTCATACCCAATATTTGATTGAGTTTGACCAACATATCGCTTACCATTTATTTTGTTTGTTACTAGATATAATTCATATGTCATTGTATATACCTTCCAAGCATCAGTCTTAGTAGTATATACAATATATTTAACCAGCACGGTATTCTCGAGCTATCCACAAAAGTGGACCTTAGAGTCTCTTACGAAGCTTATTCGTCTACGGTCAGTGAGCAACATCATCATTGTTGCTAGTCTTAGTTTGCTTCTACCGTTAGCACAGCTCATAAACTGTACACCGCTGAGTTACGCGTTCACGCAATTTTAATTGAGCCTAATGTTTGTTGACCCAATAATATTGATTTACAGTTACTTCTTCTCTTCTTACCTTCAGGATTTGCAGTACCATCTTGACGAAATTCCATGTTGTCCCAATAATCATTGTTGTATACACCTGATGCGATTGTTGCATAAAGATCTTTACCACTTTTATACGCATTGATCATTGTCTCATCATTAGCCATTGCGCAAAGAAGACGAGGTTCTTGCTGAGATTTTCTAAGAAAAGTCAGAACCAACAAGCTTATTTCTTGTTCTTATATTGACTGACTTTATCATACAATCACCTCCTCTTGTAAAAAGATTTTTGCAAAATTACCTGCAACAATAATTTCAGTTATAACCGCTGATTCATCATTATCAACAATTACATCACCAACACAAAGTTGTGATTGTAATTTCCAGCCATCTCGTGTTTTAACTTCATCATTGATTCTCATTTCAAACGAGTTATTATCAACAGGTGCTTTCATAACTGTTTTACCAGCTTTGAATAACATTCTAATATCCTTACTGTGCGAAGGAATGTTTTGCAGGTTTGGATCGCTCGAACTAAAACGACCTGTATCAGCACCAATCTGATTAAAGTGAGCATGAAGTCTGCCTGTCTCAGGTAAAACACATTCGGGTAACTTATCTACATATGTACCAATGATTTTTTCGAGTCCACGCTTTTCAAGGATCAATTTTACTATCTTATAATCCATCTTAAGTAAAATTTCTTCTCCAGTTCCACGAGGACTCTTTTTATCTACAACTGGATGTTTTAATACGTCATAGAAAAATATTGCCAGCTGTGTCGGGCTTGTTACACTTATTGGATCAGATAACTGTTCATTTTTTGATTTTGACCAAGTCTCTTCACCCTTCTTATTGATCTTTTTCTCTTTATGATTTGCTTCTGGTGTTTTACGCCATTCCGCAATTTGTTTATCATAGTTGTGAAGTTCTTCTTCAATTTGAGCATCAACAAGATCTAATTTTTTATGATACTTGGCGCTCAGCCGTTTACCATATTCCTGATCAATTTCAATACCAGTTAGTTCCATGTCAGCACAAACACGAACTATCGGCATTTCAATATTCATGAAAAGATTAAACAACTTTTCATTACCAGGTATAGCAAACTGTTTCTTTTGCCACTGATACAACTCATAAGTCATGAATGCATCAGTCGCTGCATATAGTGCAAAAAGATCAGGATCTACAACAGCATATTCAACACCTTCAAAAAGTTCCTCAATAGAATACTTTTCAATTGACGGATCAATTTTATTAATATACTGTTGTTTAAGATTTGCTCTTTCATTTTCATCAAGAATTCGAGCAGCAATCATTGTGTCCCAATAAATATCAAGTTCAAGACCGGTTGTACACTTGATTACCTCAAAGTCAAACTTACCATTGTGCATGATGATAAGTGTATTTTTTAATCTCTCAAATTCTTCCTTTATATCCTGCTCAGTTAATTGATTAGGAAGTAACTCGCCAGTATTTATGTTAACATGATTAATTGGTATATAAGCATTCTTTTGGCCTGGTGTATAAATACACGGCCCCATCAACTTACATGTAATTGGAACAAGACTATTATTTGTCTCAGTGTCAATTGCAATTTCGCCGTTAACAATCGCTGCATCAATGTACTTATGTAAATCTTCTCGAGTTCTTATTGTGACAGTCTTATCTTTATAAGAACCTAAGATTCTCATTACTTCAGCTCTTATAAGTTCAAGCTTATCAACTGTTGTTAATTTTGTTGACTTAACAGCTGAACTTTTTGTTACTGTTACCTTTTTTGGTTTTGTTACCTTTTCAATCAATTTTTGCTGTGATACTTTTTGTTGTTTAGTAACT